GCAAAGTTCTGATTGTCGGAGTCGGTTATATATTCAGCACTATAGGTAGCTTCATATATTATTCCATCATCAGCAAAAGTTCCTGTGATGGTTATAATAGCAATATATCCCGTAGTGCTTGTTTGCTCAACTACGGCAATAATTATTCCCGTAGCAGTTTCGACTCCGCCAACATTTTGATAAACAATATTCCCTACCGTGAACCCTCCGGTTAAGGCCGTATAATTCAGTATCCAATATGAAGCACTCGACGGTTTCAACTGGCCGTCATAAGCCTCGTATCCGTCGATTGATCGATAGCGACCATTGAGATTACACTCATAGTTCTGAGAATAACTCAGGCGACCGGGATCGACTTCAATGGCTGAACTTACAAGATCCTCACCGCCCTTTAATGCGTAGCTTGATATATCGTAATGGGCTTTGGATAGTTTCATGCTAAAGGAGCCCCGTACCTAATACGCGGAAGTTGGTTTTTCTCAAGTTTGCCCAACAGATATTTATACTCGTTATTTCCGTGTGAATAGATGTCAGGAGCGCCCTTGTCTGCGCCGTAGAACATCAATGCCCGATATACGATTGCCATGTTATATTGACTTGGAATTAGGGATACATCGTCGTCATCGGTTACGTCGAGGGTTTGGGCTTGTTTGAAATACTCACCATTTACGGTGTATATGGCATCCGGTATCGCCCCAAGCTCCATGGTGTTGTCGGGCTTTACGGTATAAACAATGGGCCTTCCGGTTACAGTTCGTGCGGAGCCTGTTTTGTAAACAAGCCTGAACAGGTCCCAACCGTAATACACAAGATAGGATTCGTCGGCGGCAAGCAGATACAGCCTTGTACTCCCGGCATCGGTTTTCCATTCAGATACACCGTCAGTTATTCCGGCCTCTGCTTCTGTGTAGTTCTGTTGATCTGCGACTGTTGAAAAACTGAAAGCGGTCTGAAGAAATTTCCAGCCGGCCGGATGAAGATTCTGGATATCGTCGTTGGCCGCGATAATCCAATTAACGAGTTTTAAAAGTATCCCGGTCTGACCAACAACGGTAGCTGGCGCAGTTCCGGCAACTCCGGCCTCGGCGTGAAGCCTTACAACCAATTCGAGAAATGTCATGCCGACCTGCCTTTTTTATCTTTGGTTTATAATTGCGTCTAGCCAAGCAGCGCCATGTGGATGAGGGTCATGCAATACAGCAAACGGATACGTTAAAACGGTGTTGTCCAACATTGCGATATTCTCAAGATTGCTCTGGTCTTGCTTCTGTGTGTACTTTGTGATCCTTGACCTGGCAAGAGCTTCGACATATTTCCGCTTTACCTTCGCTTCCCTACCCCTGATAATCGGCATGTTGATTCCGTTCACGTTTGGAGTAATTACATCGTAAGCACCTTCCTCGTGGCCCTGGTGAACAAGTATGGTTAAAACCTCGTTCATAAATTTTTCAAGCTCGGCCTGTACGACAAAATCTTTTTCGGACACCCTTTCTATCGATCCGGGGTTTCCAATCTCGCCAAGATGCATGGACGGGGCCTGCGTGATTTTCTCACTTGCGGCCTCGGTCGTTGTGTTGTATTTCTTCACATAGCTGACAATTCGATCAAAGAAGCCGTCAAGTTTTGCATCGAGAGCTTTCTCATCGATCAAATTTTCGGGCTTTGCAGAAACCTTTTCGTCTGCCACTTTGTCAGGCGTCTTTGCATCTTCCTTGGCCTTCGTGTCTTTTTTGGTAGACATTGACTGCGTTCTCCTTAAACAAAAAAAGGAGGCATAGAGAAATCGCCTTGTACGATTTACCCTATGCCCCCTAAGTAGGTGGTGCTTGGGTTATGTTAAAAAGTTATTTTAGGTCGCCAGCGGTTCAGTCGGGACCGTCATCAGGTCGCAATATGCTACTGAACCGGTTCCTATATCGTCCGTAAGGTCATCAGTACCTACTATAAAAGCCGTTGTACCTGTCTTGAGGTAAATTTTACCCACCGGACAGGTATCAGTTACCACCGCAGGCCAATGAACAACATCAGTACCAGCCGTAACCTTCGCGGTTGAAACTTCAACACCTTTGACAACACTCACTGTACCATCTGCATCTATACAAACGAGATATATACAGGTTGTTCCGAGTGCCTGTTCAGCGCAAACCGTGGGAGCGATATTGTCCGTAATGGCCTTGGTGTACATATAGCCATTAATGGCAAAGTTCATCGCAACTGCAAATTGGATGGTGGAATCTCCCGTTCCTTCGGCCAATCCTGGCGCATCCAAACAACAGGTGCCGCCCCTAATGGATTCATCTAAGTTCAACATAATTCTATTCTCCCTTCTTTAATTTTATTCTAATAATGCTGTTAAATTCGCAACGGTTGTGGATTCAGCACCAAACCAATTCCAGAGCCTAACCCTTCCTGCCTTACCCTCGTTCAGGTCAATCTTTCCGCAACTTAGAAGCACCTTAACACCGTCTTTCTTCGCAACAGTTAAAGCGTTATACTCGGCGGTATCAAGTTCTTCTAAAATCATGTACGAATCGAAAATATTGGCTTTATTCATCGTGAATTTTGCATACTCAACGTAACCATCATCGTCACATCCGGGCCATGGACATGGATCTATGCCGGGACCAGGTAACTTATCAACTCTATTGGGTGCAATTCCAGCTCCATTACATTGAACACAAATCTTATGTAATGTTACAGTTTGTGACATAATCCACCCCCATTAGGTAATCAAACCACCGTTTAGGTAACAGTTGTTATACTTACCGGCTGCACTTGCAGGATCATTTGCGGTTGCCTCAAAGTTGGTGTTGTATACATGCACCTGATCACTATCATCATCTAACCCAAGTGCCAAAGTTTCATCACCACCATCAACATTGCAAAAATTTATTACTGTTCCAACCGCGATGGAAGCTGCGGCGAAATAAAACCCGGTCTGATCCCCGCCTGTAATGTAAAGATGCTCAAGCGTGGAATAGGAGATTTGTTTTCCGGCAGAGCCTACGAGATAAAGGCCGTTCCTGCACTGGTTAAATTTACAACCAGATACAATGGTTTCATTCATCTCTTTCGTAACCTCAAGACCCCTGACTGTGGTGGCTCCACCACTTACACCCCTAAAATGACATCCAACTATGACGCTGGAATTTAAGTTGTCTGCCTGAAACAGAACTTCCGTTCCAGCATCGGTGGGCGCACGAAAGCGTAGATTCTCGATTCTGGAATTAATAACACTAGTGCAATCAACCGGAGATCCAGAAGCCGGTTGGATCGTTACTGAGCGATGGCCATCTTCTTCAGACGCATCACCAAAACCACGAATAGTACCGCCATACGGCATAGATGTAAGGTTCTCGGCATACAATCCAGGGGCGACGTTGAGATCGGCTTGCATATACGGTTTGGCACTCCAATCAACCAGACCGTTTACAATACTAATTCCGTATGCTATTGTTCCGAATGCCGTGTCCCAGGTTAGACCGTCTGCGCCGTCAGATCCGGTCAACTGATCAACATAATACTGGGTATTGGGACCCATAATAAACCCCTCGTAGTTGGCAACTCTATCTTCCAGCAATCCGTAAACGCCCCTTATCGCCCTTCTCGTTCTATGAGATGGAGCCATTTGAAGGTATCGTTCTAAAGTACTCATTTGTTTCTCCTTGCCCCGGCTAACTCACGAGGTCTTTTTTTTCATCGGACTATTTAGCCCGAAAAATCAATTATATATTTTAGCCAAGGTCAGTTGCACACGTTTCCAATCTTGTCATCCAATTTTCGTTAAGACGAACACACGAATACCAGAAGTCAGCGCCGACGTATCCAAACATACCGCTTGGATTCGCATGGTTTTTAACAGACGCAGGGATCAGGGTAGGACTTACCCCTGAATAGCCATGACCCTTTAAGGAAACATGACCCCAGGCGCTCTGAGCAATGACCACGGACGGATAAACATCGTTGCTTACCCCTGCGGATGAAAGCATACCATCAGCACCAATTGCCAATCCACCGGCCAGATACGGAGCAAACAGTGGGGAGGTTACAAATCGAAATTCCTCACACGCACCGATTTCACGTTTATGAACCGGTTTGATTGCAGATCCGTAATCGACTCGCTTGGTAAATCCAGGCAGATCTCTTACGTCACTCATCAGATCGGTATGGATGAAGACGAGATAAGACGACTCGACTGAAGCAGTGCCGAAATTCGGACCAGGCTTGATAACGTCAGTTACCTGTCGGGCTCGATTGGTTTCCATGGTTCTTGCGGCCTGTCTCAGCTTATTAAGGCTGATGGTCGAGTTCAGGGCAGCTCGTGTATCTCCGTTGGCGTAAATAACTCCTGTTCCGGCTTTTACAGTACCATAGGCACAGAGTTCGGCAACTTCTGCCAAAGTCTCACCGGTCAGCTTGGACATATCGCCCGGAATATCGTCTTCGTACATCAAAGACGCTTTGGACGTAAACTTGAACAGAACATAGTACTGCTGCAGGGTTGTGGTTACATCGGTATAGCTGATGGTATTCGCTGTCGGAGTTACGCCTTCAGCGGCTATAAAGTTAGCAGCCGTGATATCCGGAACTTCGGCTGCGGTTGCGTTAAATGGTTTTAGGCGCCTAAAAACGATGGTATCTGTCTTATTAAGCGGTTGTTCTTTCTGATCACCGAAAGCCCCAAGTACCTGAATGGGCTCGGCATGTTTCAACATTCTTCCTTCTGCTCGCAAAAGGTTGCGGCTAGCTATAGTGCTATACTGTTGGACGGCCATGATTATATCCTTTCTGGAAAGTTACTCTTTCCAAACATCGTTCATTATTTTTTGTCTTAATTCCTTCGTGTTCATATCCAATTCAGACTTAGGAGGATGCTCTTTATGAGTGGTCGTTCTGACCTCAGACTTTTTCAGTCTTTCTTTTCTCTCAGCGGCGATTTCTGCCGGTGTCTTCTCGGTTATGTCGTCTGGCGTTTCAGTCTTTTTTTCGACCTTGGATTCATTGAACTTATCAAGAATATATATTGCGTCATCGGCAATAACACTGTCAGCCCTTTGCTTGATATCCTCGGGTTGTACTTTCATCCAATTTATAAAATCTTCAGTTTTTACGTCAGCCTCCCATCCCGGGTGACGTACACTGACGATTCTCTTTTCGATCATCGTACCGACTGAATCTTGAAAGCTATCCATGTCGACCTTTAAACGCTCCTGAAACTTCGGCAATTCGTCGGCAATCTTTTTGTCATACTTGGCGTTACTTGCGGCAAGCCTGCCATCTATTGCGGTAGCCCATTCAGGAAAATCCTCTTTTAGCTCCTCCCATGCCCCTTCACTCTTAATTGATTCCTTGATTTGCTCCTTAGTCGGAGCCTCGACCGCTTCTTTCTCGGTTTTCTTGGTATTGTGAAGCTCGTTTATAATCGAGCCTAACCGGGATTCGGTCTGTTTCACCCTGAGAGATATTGTGTCCAGCGAACCCTTGATCTCGGTCAATAGCGGGTCCGGTGTCGGTGTCTCTTCTTTAGGGATTTCCACTTTCTTGACTTCTGGTTCCTTAACTTCTGGTTCCGGTATTTCGGTTACAACCTTATCAGGCTGTTTTGTTTCAAGGTCTTGCGTTTCGTCCTCTCCGTAAACTTCTGCCATAACCTCTTGACGCATGGCGGCGTCTTCTTCTTGCGCTTTTACAGCGTCTTCGTTGATCTGTTCTTCGGTTACTATCTCTGTTGCTGTTTCCATGTGTCCATTCTCCCTACCGGCTTTTCAGGCGGCATCGTTTTGGGGTGATATTATTCAGCCCGGTTACTATCTATACCGTTTGGTACTTCTAAAAACAAAAAAAGGCCGCGAGAAATAGCCTTGTGCTATTTTCCAGCGGCCCTTAAATAAGTGGCTCGTTTGGTTATGTGTTTATTTTAAGTGTTTATTTCATTTTATCATTTTAATTTCTTCCACAATTCAGACCAATAGAATCCAAGCAAAAAAGTGATTGTATAAATAATTATTACCCCAATGAATGAGGCAAATAGTAGAAAACCTTCCGTCATTACCATTATCTATCTCTCTTAACACTTCTCAAGAGCTTTTGCAAGGACTTTCCATATCATCCGAGTCCGGCATCACATGGACCCGGCAGCCGAATTGACTCTGTATTCGGCTTATTGTTACCAGTGACCTTAATCGATATCTCGCTGAAGTTTATAAAACGAAGATCAGGCGTACATACATGCTCGATCCTGTGATGAATACCCTTCTCTAAGAGAAAGGCTTTAAGTTCTTTTTGAACCTTCAGGGCTTCAGCTCTGGTCATACACCTACCCTTTTGTTTGAATACAAAATACCAAAAGCCCATCCAAACAAAACACCCAACTTATCCAACCTTCCAGTCCCACGATATTTTAATTGTAATTGATAGAGCCAATAGCCAGGAAGTTCTTTCTCCCGTCCTTCATACATCAAATCAAGTTTAGACTTAGATGGAACCCATCCAACAACGAGTGGTTTAATTTTTATTCTATTTTTCATCCGGCAACCCCAACATCTCTTTGTAAACCTCAATTCTACCCCTGATCTTTGCAGTCTTCCTTTCGTCAAGATGAGGCGCATCGTTTAGCTCTCTGTCGTTTACCAGCTTCTTACTCGCCC